CACATTTCAAGCCTACCGTGACCACTTCAAGTGGGAAATCGGTCTGGTCTTGAGGGATTGGCGTTATGTCGTCAGAATCAGCAACATCGACGTCACTCAGCTTACTGGAGTATCGGCAGCTAACCTCATCAACCTGTTGGTTCGTGGATTATATCGACTCCCAACGGCTCCGGTTAGTGCAACCACAGTCCAGACGTCTGATACACCTGAGGTTCGAGCCAACATGGGAAGGACGGTTATTTACGCCAACCGCGTTATCCGGACTTACCTCGACCTTCAAGCGATGAACAAAACCAACGTTCTCCTTCGGATTGAGGAGTTCGATGGCAAACCCATCACAACCTTCCGTGGAATCCCGATCCGGACCTGTGATGCGATCCTCAACAACGAGAATAGGGTGGTCTAACATGATTCTCGACAACTTCCTTCAATTCACCAATCCAGCAGTTGTTACCGCCGCTGGAGCGGTTCTTCCTGGCGACAGCTTCGCTACTGGCGGTATCACCGCAACTGGCCCGAGCACTAACATCATCGACCTTCACCTTGCTACTGGCTCAGGCATCCCACTTCTCGCCGCGGGTCAGGGAGCAAGGGACATTGGCATCGGTGATGATCCGGCGATGAAGCTGCTTGTGGAGGTCGTGACTCCTTTCACGACTATCACTTCGCTTTCTGTCGCCCTTCAAGGTGCTCCAGACAATGGCTCTGGTGCTCCAGGCACCTTCGTGACGTGGTGGATCAGTCCAGCCTACGCTCTTGCTACCCTTACTCAAGGGGCAAGGCTGATGGATATGGATATGCCTCGTCCTCCCGACGGAGTCTCCGAACCGAGGTTCCTCCAGCTTAACTACACTATTGTCGGCGCCGTTGCCGCTTCGGCTGGTGGAACCATTCGTGCTTTCATCGTCCTTGATCGCCACGATCAGTTCTACAATGCGACGAACAACGCAATCCTCGGCGGATATCCTCCGGGCATTGTTATCGCCAACTGAGGTGGATCATGAAGAGATGGTCCTCATGGGGAGTGGGGGCGGCTGTTGCTGCCCTTACTGCCGCCATTGTCTACGGACAACAACTTGTCCCAACGACACTGACTGGTAACGAAGTTGCTACGTTTGCTATTGGTGGCCCGGGCGGTCCAAGCACCTTCGTTTCGGTTGCTCAGCTTCGGAACTCTACTGGCTACATCTTGAATGCCGTTACGGCCAGCTTGACGATTCCGAACAACACCAATCGCTTCATCATCACGGCCCAACCGGCTGTAGCTACGATTCTTCTGCCGGTTTCGCCAGTCTTTGATGGATCGATGATCGAAGTCATCAATGGGACGGCCGCAGCCTTCGTGACCAACGCGGTGACGATCCAACCGAACACAGGTCAGACCTTGGTCGGTGGCAACGTCACTATCACTACCCTTGCTGCTGGAGCCAGCGTTGAGTTCCAGTATTCGCTTAGCAACAACACTTGGTACCGACTAAGATGAGATGCTTCGCGGCGCTTCTGGGCCTGTTGCTTGCGTCTACGGCGGCGCAGGCCCAGATTGCTCCAATCGTCTCTGCTGGAGCATTAACAAGGGAAGTCTGTGCAACGCCAACGGTAACGGCAGCAAGTGCCTATGTCGCTGGTAACGTTGTCGGCGGCCTGATCACACTTACCGCCTTCAGATCTTCGGCTCAAGGTGCCCCAGATAACGGTGGCATCATGCAGTCAATCCGAATCACTTCGAAGTCAGTGATTGCTGGTGAAATGGACGTCTTTCAGTTCAACGCGAACCCAACGAACACAACCTTCACTGACAAGACCAATCCAGCAATCAACGCCCTTGACGTTACCAAAGTCCTTCCGATGATCGCAATGGCCACTGGCTCATCGAAGCTCGGAACAATGACAGTTTGGGGCGTCGATGGCCTTGGTAGGGCTCACGTTGGAACGGCAGGGCAAAGCGACTACTTCGTAATGGTCACCGCTGGAACTCCAACCTTCGGGACGACGACAGATGTACAGTTTTGCGCGACGTACCTTCTTGATTAGTGCTTCAGCCTTTGTAGCGACAAGTGCGGAGGCTGGAATCATAATCAGAAGGATCCTCGGTAAGGCTACGGTTGGAGGTGGAGGTGGCCCTCCAGTTGGAGCGACAAGGGTCGATACGACTTTAGCGAATAATCGGGAAGTCACTAACCTCGTCGATATAAGGGTGACCAACTAATGGCAAACGTCCGAATCCAAGACCTGACGGCTGGTCCTGCGGTAATTGCCGCTGCCATCTATGAGATGGAGAATCCGGTTGGGACGAGCACGAAGCAAACGATTACTCAGCTTCAAACCTTCATGCAGGGTAATCTTGCCTCGCCTATTGCCCGACTGGATACAGCAGATCAGACGACAACTGGTGGAAGCAACGTTACCTCGCTTTCTCTTACCACTGGCAATATCACGATTGACTGTGGAGCAAGGCCACTTCAGTTTATCACGGCCAATACTGCCGCTTGGACCATCACGGCTCCGGCTAATGATGGAAGTTGTATGCTTCTTATCACTATGCCTGCTGCTTCTGGCGTGGTGCCGACTTTCTCAGGCTTTAGTGTTGGCAGTAATACTGGTGATACTATCACTAACGCTGCCAATGCTAAGTTCACTTTGAGTATCTGGCGAATCAACGCAATCTCAGGGTACCGCGTAGCGGCTCATCAATGATTAAACCACTTCATCCACCGAACTTTATGCCTGGGGTCCATGACCCATCGGTGGCGGCGTGGATCAATGCAGTTGCGATTGCTGGCGGAACAGTTAGTAATCAACGACGGAACCTTGTTGATGATCTTATAGTAGGCTTAAAGAGTGATGGGGTTTGGCCAAAGCTTGATCGGCTATGGATTTATGCGGCAGAGAATCAAGGGGCCGCTTTGACCGACATGGCTCTTTTAGCTAAAGCGACAGCTATTGGTGGACCACCATTTACTGTGGATCGAGGCTTTGCAGGGCAGCTTACCGCTTATCCGACCGCTTACATAGATAGTGGCTTTAGGGAGCAGGCTGGCGTAGCGTTTAAGCTGAACGATTGTCATATTGGTGCTTGGGCCGTTACGACTTGTGCTGGCGGTTATATGGTGGGGCAGATCGGCCACGCAGCGGATACGACGAGTTCGATCCTTGATAATGGAACGCTGATTCATATTGACTGTACGGATTCAACCGGCAATGGGCCCAACTTCACCTATACGGCGGGACAGAACCTTGGACACTTCGTGGGTTGCCGCACTAGCTCAACAGCACTCCAGCTATATCACAACGGCGCTTCTGTCGGTACGGCAAGTAGCACAAGTGGCTCGATTACTAACGTTAGTTGGACTTGGTCAGTTACTTGTATCGACGATCATAGTGCTGGACATGTGTCGGAGAATGGAAGCACTGGTATCCTTGCAGCGGTTAGTGCAGGAGGAAGTCTAACCGCGGGTGATGCTACTAACTTTTACAACCGCCTTCGTACTTACATGACGGCCGTAGGCGTTCCATGATTCCGCAATTTGTACCAACTGCATTTATGCCACAACCGGCCGCTGGTGGTGCTTATAGCGGGCCGGGCGATGTGGTGAGTGGCGCTACCGCCTGGTGGGGCCTGCGCGGATATAATGCTGCCGTCAGTAATGGCAGCACTAAAAGCGTGAATGTGCGTCGTTCGTCTGACAACACTACGCAGGATTTTGTCATTTTATCTAATGGCAATCTAGATGTTGCTTCGATTTCTTCATTCATTGGCGGCGGCAACGGTTTTGTTACCACCCTCTACGATCAGTCCGGCACCAATAATTTGACACAGGGGAACGCGGCTAATCAGCCGCAATTGATTCTTTCCGGCCTGGGAAGCCTGCCGATCATGCAATCGACGGGCAGTCAATTTATGTTTGTTACCACATCGACCGTTGATACTCAGCCGTTCACCGCGTCAGCGGTTGCGATCAGAACGGGCTCTTTCACCTCTAGCGGCATGTGCCTTACCTCGCAATCGCCGTTCGTACAACTTGGATTCCAGAGCGTCGCCAATACGCTACATTTCTTTGCCGGGACCGACATCAATGTTTCCGCGAACGACAACGTATGGCGGTCGCTTAATGCCGTTTATAATGGCGCATCCAGTGTTCTTTATGTGGATGGTACGGCCAACAGTGGTAATGCCGGAACTAACAATTGGGGCAGCGCTGGCACCACTTGGGGATTTATGGGTTTTGTTGGCGGCAGCTATATTTTGAACGGCGATCAAACCGAGGGCGGCCTCTGGCCGATAGGTTTCAGCGCGACGCAAGCGGCAAACATGAGCACCAACCAGCACAGCTATTGGGGCTTCTAACATGACACCAAATGACCGCTTCCTTCTGTTCAAGAATATCGATGACGCAAAGGCCCGCTCTGCGGAAGCAGCAACCGGCCTCAACTGGCGCCACGCCGACCACGACACGATCGGCAGCTATTGGTGGGAAACCATCGAGCTGACCGACGGCCAAGGTGCCGTGGTGATCCAGCCGACCGGCTCGGGACCGTTCGATGAGAGCCACACGCTTGACGATGGCACCACGCACGGACTGACCGATCAAGAAGTCAAGAAGCTGAATTCTTACTCTGATATCGAGCATCTACTTCCACCACCTCCAACGCGACCATAGGAGAATCCCATGGCTAGAATGCGCCTACAACAAGCTGCTGTTCTCGATCATATCAAGCGAAAGGTCGGGCAGACCGTTGCTGACACACCCGGGAATGCCCAAGCGGGAGACATCGTCTGGACGAGCCTTAGCGCCGCGACTTGGGCACCATACATGATCGCCCTTGACGCTTCTGCGACGACGATGATGAACGCCTCTCGCTTCGCTAATACTCCTGCTCCAAGGCCGGATGGCGTTACAAGTGTAGAGGGATAACATGGCCAGATGGAAGCTGAAAGCTCCTCACTACATCCTGATTCAAGGTAGTGAGTGGCAATACATCGAGACTGACCTTCAAACTGGAAGGCAGATGAGAAAGATGTATGCCGTCCCGGCACTTCTCGATCCGAATCAACCTGGGAATTCACAGGAGAGGCCAAATGACGGAGCAGGAGGA